GATGGTATAACAGTTGTCTTGGGTCGCAATGAAATTGTGCTAGGGTTCCGAATGACGATGCTTGTGTGCCAGGGCATTGGAAACGCATTGGACTTTTGGCAGCTATCGATTCTTCTGGTGTATAATCGATACCATATGCCACAGTTGGCATAGCGCCCTCAGATGCAGTGAAGAACACGCTTCTATTCTGAAACAAAGTAGTTCTACACTCTTCGATTTGGCAACGAGTCACCATTTCGGCAGCGCACATTCGATCCTTGTTTTGCGTTCCTGCAAGATGAAATCCTGCAATATACGCATTCTTGGGATCGGCGCTAACGTGTGTAGCCATGCACATACCAGAAAATGAATCTTCACTCAATCGGTATGTAAATGCATTGTCTATCTTTGCATCGGGGGTTGTCACTGATCTAAAGTCCAACATTCTAGTCGTCCACTCTTTCTGCGTTCCATCACGATCCTTCCATACTAGATTGGTCATGATTTTACGCTTCGAAAATGAGGTAGGTAAAAACTTAATCAAATTTTTCATTGATCCACTACGAGCGATGTAACATACTGATAAATCAGAATGTGTATGTCCGTACAATGGACAACAATCCTGCGGGTGCAAAGTTGTTGTAAAGTTTTTCCCACTCAATTTTCCTTCACCGCGCATTAACACTTCTATCTCTTCAGAAGAGTCTGAAAGTACGTGCGTTGGTAGAAGCAAAAGATTGGAATCTAAGAATACTCCGTTTGAAAATTTACCGGTGGATTTAAATGTTACGTGAGCTTGTTGACGAATTACACACTGTTTTAATTGTGCGCCACTCGTGCGTTCACTCACTCCCGTGGGAAGGGGTTCTAGTGCGGTACCTAACCACACATTTTCCTCCTCACTAGTAACAGACATTCCATTACCCTCTGATTCAAATTTCAACGAAAATAAGCGCTTCACTACAATATATATTGCGTAAAGAGCCAAAAATGCTGCAATTATCCAACAGAGAGTTTTTCCGGTTTCAATATCAAATCGGCGAATTGTCTTTGCCAAGTCTGGTAACAAATCTCGTGCCTGTGAAATTTGCTCGATCAAATATTTTTTCCTAGCTGTAATAGCAACGGATAATCCAACAACATATGTTGAGATACAGATCGGCAATAAACTCGGTGCCATGACTGCGGCGCATATACCTGCTGAAAAGCAAGCGTACGACACATTCTTAACACGCTGGAAGAAATTCGAACTTCGTGCACAGAAAATTGACCATTGACACCATCCTTTTTCAAAAATAGGATCAGGTATATAAT